AGGACTTTCCGGCGTACTCGGTGCCCTTGGTCGCGTTCGCGAGGGCCTTCTGGGCTTTTGTGCCGGTCTTTCCAAGCTCAGCAAACGCGGATCTGAGCTGAGTGGTCGCCTGCGCGGTCGGAACACCGCTCGCGGTGAGCTGAGCCATGGCCGCCCCGACATTCTTGAAAGAAACGCCCATGGCCGCTGCAGTCGGTGTAACGTTTGCCAGTGCTGCGCCCAGCTCACCCACGGTCGTGATACCGAGGTTCTGGGTCTGCAGGAGAACGCCCTGGACAGTTGCGATCGCATTGGATCCGGATGTTCCGTATGCGTTCATGGTCTTGGCTGTGGCACTCAGAGCGGTGTCAACATCCGTGAAACCCGCGGTGGCCAGACGCGCCGACTGCTCGATCATGTATCCGAGATCTTCCACTGGCACAGATGCGGATTCTGCGGAATAGGCCGCCTCAGCCAGCATGGATGCCGACATGCCTGTCTCACTGGACACTCGCAGGATCGTGCCCTGCAGGTCTTTCCACTGGTTCGCGGTTCCCGTGAAGAGTGTCCCGGCCTTCGTCATGGACTGCTCAAACTCGCTGGAGTTTGCAATGGTATCTCCGATGATCTTCCCGACCGCCGCGATCTTGAGCGCGCCTTTCAGCTTGTCGACCAGGGCGCCTGCGATGCTTTTGCCGGAGGATTCGCCGGCTTTTTTGGATTCGCCGCTGAGAGCATCAGAGATCGACCCTGATATGCCCTGAGCACTGGGGATAATCTGTACATATGCTGTTGCCAGCTGCGTGGCCATATCATCAGCCTCCTTCCATGATGCGTCTGCGCTCTTCCATCAGTTCCTCCGCTGACTCGAATCCAATCGGTCGGTCCTGGTCCTTCTGAGTCAGCGCGCTCAGGACAGATTCCGGTTTGTTCCGGTTCCTCTGTCCGTCTTTTGTTTTTGCCCATACAAGCATGCTCAGTCTGTCCACTGCAGCAGCGAGCAATGCGCTGTTCAGCGGGAGATCTGTTCCACTTGCCTTCTGGCGGATCCGCGAGTCACCGCGTAATCCGACAGCCAGCGCTGCCACAGTGCGAAGCGGAAGTGCACGATAGTCCAGCACATGATAAGTCTCAGCGAGATCACAGATCACGGCTGTCTCATCCAGGCGCAGCATGCCTGCGAGCATCAGGAGTTTTTTCCGTCTTCTTCCTTCTTACCTATGCCGGTGATGATTTCGACGATCACAGGGACAACCTTAGTGACAGGGACGCGCCGGTGCTCATCACGCAGATGGTCATACAGTCTTTTCTTTTCCTCTTTGCCGAGGATCTTGGTGCAGAGTCTCGCGATCGCGATAGGATCGCCTTCGTCAGCATCGATCATGTCATCCAGCAGCTCCATATCGTCTGCCACATTCTCATCAATCGTGACAGTAAACCCATCATTCAGGACGATATTCTTCATGTTTTAACCTCCACGATAGAGATGCCTGTCTGTGTGTCAGGCAGGCATCTCCCAGAATCAAGCACTCTGCTTCATGATGTATTCATAGTGGGTGTTTCCGCTGGCATCGGGCAGGCAGAAGACGGTCGTCTCATAACCCACCGCATCGCTGTCAGTGTACGCGACATCGCCGACTTCGGTAACGACGCCGGCGGGGATCACGATGCGCTTCAGCACACCGCCGCGCATGATCATGTCGATCACCCAGCAACTTTCTTCCTGCTCATGGCTGTTGGCCTTGATCGCAATGCCGGTTGCCAGGGTGCCGGTAACATTCTCGTCACCATAGACAGCCTTCAGAACGTCCACGTTCATGGCCTCGATCAGCGTGAACTGGAAGGTGTCGTCCCGGCTGTTTTCCAGGTTCATGACAGTGTCCCCGCCCCAGGCCCTCACGGTGTCAGTGTCAGGGCTGTTGGAATTGGTCATACCGTCTTCGGAGGCATAGCCGAGGCACTTGAAGGCATCATCCAGCTCTGCGTTGGCAGTGGTGGGAAGAGTCGTGCCCTTAGGCGCACGGAAGATTGCGCCGATTTTCTTCGGCTTGCCGGTGGTTACATTCGCTACAGTATTCGCCATAGGTATTCCTCCTTATTCAAAGTAAACCAAATCAAAAACCGCCTGATAGCGGTATTCTTTGGTCGCAGTGTCTGTAAAATTGTATGCAGAGTTCAGTGAGCATCTGCTGACATCAGGAAGATCAGTGATGTTCTCCATTGCTTCGGTCACCTGTTCGCAGAGAGCAGCCGCGCTCAGAAGGCTTGGAGCATAACACTGGATCGCGATCGTCACAGATGGGATTCTGTTGTTTTTTGAACTCGCAGTCCTTTCGATCAGTACATAACTGTCATCAGGTTTCTCTGGACGCTCGGCATACACCGGAACATCCAGATGCAGGTTCAGATATCGGATGATCGTAGCCTCAATCATTTCATCACCTTCAGGAGCGTGTTGTTTTTCAGGTTGTCATTGATTGCCTCCTGCGTTTCGGCCTTGACCCGGACAATTACACGGTTCCGGCCAATCCTGGCGTCTGCGCTATAACCAGCTCCGGCACTGCCTGCCATCCGCTGACCTTCCGCCATGCATGCTGCCTGCATCTCTGCGGACTGCAGCAGCTCACGGACACCAGCCTCATTCAGCTCAACGTGCAGGACGTTCCTCTTAGCCATAGCGCTCCACCATCACTTTCCGGTTCCAGTCAAGCGGGATCAGATCATCGATTCCCATGGTCGAATACCCGGTACTGCGCCACGTCTCTCCAAAGAAATCAACGGTGCAGTCCTCCCAGTCATGAGTGTCGTCCTTTGGGATGGCCAGCTGATATCTGGCTGACTTGGTGTTCAGCGCGATCTCGCTGAGGATACCACCATCACTCTGGGCGACCGGCGCCACCAGGACGTTATCAACCGGCACCAGCTCCTCGCGGTACTGGGTCCGGTTGAATTCATCGATGTCTTCCGGGATCTTCATGTGCAGGTAGACAGTAATGCCTTTAATCAGTGCCATGGGCCGCCTCCGATCCTGGGACATTGTAAATCTCCAGGGTCCCATACCTCTGGCGTCTGAGGCCCAGCCGCGCCAGCTCGCTTTTTTTGATGAAGAGACCGCCACCAGGCACCAGGAAGGTACCGGAAGCGGAATACCCCAGGGCCGACTCCGAAAACTGAGTCATCGGCTCCTGGTTGGTGGAAGTCATGAGGGTGCGGGCCACAACGTCCACCGTAACGGATTTCGCTACAGCCGCCAGATCGGGATCGTCTGCCATCATGGAATCCAGATCACGGCCGGCTTTCCTGGCTTCCGCGCGTAGGCTTGAGCAGATAACAGGAATCAGGACCTCAGTGCGCTGCTGCTCCGCGGCGGTCAGCTCACGCCAAAGGTTCTGAACGTCCTGTACGGATGCGTAATCAGCCATCAGCATCAGCTCCCTTTTTGGCCGCCGGCTTTTTCTTTGCCGTGGTCTTCGGGGCCGGTGTCTTCTCCTCAGGCTTTTCTGCGTCCATCTGCTCCCAGTCAGGGCCAGACAGGCGGCAGGGGACATTAATCACAGCCCCTGTCCGCCTGTGGCGATAGGTGAAAGTCATCAGGCGGTGGCAATGGTGGCAAAGGCAGCAGGATCCATGATGCCCCAGCCCACATAAGCCTCACCGCGGATGTAAACCTGATTGTGGCCCTTCAGGTCGCCGGCCTCAGCATCATTGTCAGGATTGCCGTACTGGATCACTTCGATCGGCAGTTCCTTGGCGATGCCCCACTTGAAGAAATCGGTGAAGTTGCCGACATAAGCGCGGGCCTTGGCGCCGTTGAACTCAACAGTCGGGCCGTTGAATTCGGTCTTCAGGCCGTTCAGGCTGGCAGGACGTCCGCCCCAGGCCAGTTCAGGGAAGACAGGACGGGTGTCGCTGTCCTTCATCGCAGCCAGTGCGGCGCGGATGGTGGAACCCATAATCATACCGGACACTTCGTGATCAGCGGCATTGATGCCGGCAATGGCAGCGTCCACATTGTCATAGGCGGTGGAGCTGGCGCTCAGGTACACGATCTTGGTGCCGGCCGCATAGTCCAGGTAGTTGTTGCCGATGGTGCCGGCAGCCAGCTGACCGGTGCGCGGGTTCACGCCGTGCATGGCCATGATATCAATGCCGCGGGCGACCTTCTTGCTCCAGCCCTCGGAGAAGGCGCGCAGAATATCCAGGGCCACCTCTTCGGAGCCATAGATGAATTCATCGGAAACACGCATACCGTACTCGATCTTGATCGGTACGATGGTCTTAGTGCCGACAGTACCGCCGCCGGCAGACTTTGCACCGGCTTCAGCGACGATGTCGACATCGTTATCGAAGTTGAAAGTGAAATATTCCTTCCCGTTGAAAGGAATGGGTTCGGCGCCACACAGGGCGGCCAGAGAGCTGCGGCCCTTGACCAGGTTCAGGAAGCCAGGAACCAGTTCAGCAGGGAAAAGGGACCCACGCGCAACCGCGTTAGCAGTATTCGGAAGAGCCATACGTTTTTACCTCCATTATTCTTTGTTTCTTACCGATTTGAGCAGATTTTTCAGTGCGGTATCGTTTGCACCAGCCCCATCGGTCGGGTGGAAAAGCGGCGCGTGCTCCTGCAGCCGGAGCGCCTTGCGGAGTGATTCCGCATCCGTCCGGATTGCCGCTTCATCGTCACCGGACAGTCTTTCAGCAAGTTCCATGGGCAGACCTGTTTCGCGGGCGATTCTCATTTTTACCGAGCTGGTCTCGTAGCCCTTGATCTTGTCTTCCATTTCCTTGATCTTTGCCGCCTGGCCATTGTAGCCTTCCAGCTTTGTGTTCAGGTCTGCGACCTGCTTTTCAAAGCCAGAGATCCGGCTTTCATAGCCGGCGATCTTTTCGTCCCGTTCCGTCAGCTGGGCCTGCAGACCCTTCGAAACGGTTTCGCGTTCACGCTTGATCCGGTCACCAATGACGCGGTCAAGCTCTTCCTGTGTATTGATGGGTGTAAAATCTGCCATATTTGTTCCTCCCACTTAACCCGGTGGTATCGGTAATTTATGTTAAGCCGCTGATGCGGTTAACAGCTTGCCCTTTGCCGTTTTTCACGACGATGTGTTTTCTGCCCGCAGATCCACTGTGCCAGGATCATGCTGTCCATAATGGCAATGTCGTAATTGTCGTTGATGGTTTTGTAGCCAAAGCCGCCATTACTGCCAATCTGCCGCTTTTCACAGTTCGATACCGAGTTGACCATGGCCGGCTGTCCCATGTGGCACAGCTCTTTTTTGGCCAGGCGCTCCTCGAAAGTCGCGTTTGCCTTGATGATTTCCGTGACTTTAGGTAAGCACGCATGAAAAAGATGCGCGTCTTTCATCGCATCTTTCAGGATCTGCTGGCCACTCTGGCCATCTATTACGACAGCTTTGTAGTCAATGGACCGCAAAAAAGCCACAATCCAGTCTGTCCCGGCTCTGAATGGCCGGCAGTCGATTCCTTCAACAAAGATCCGGTCATCATCGGTGCGGATCGCAATGGATACCGCAACCGTATCCGTCTTCGAGTATTTAACGCCGACAAAAATCTGACTTCTGAGAGCGGGCAGCTTCTTCAGCTGGAGCTCATCCCATTCAGCCCGACTGACAGCGCTCTTCAGGTTATACCGGAGCCAGTACCCAAGGCGCTGGATGTTGAAATCCAGATCGTTCGGGCCAATCTCGGTTTTGATGGCCCTCTCTGTCAGGATGGTGCCCAGGGAAGGATTGCACTCATACCAAGCGTCAACGTCTGTTTGTTTGTGCATCTCATCCACGGACCACTCAGCCCATCCGGTGTCTTCTACGCCACCAGCCAGGATCGCGTCCCGGAGATGCATGAACACCGTCCCGGAGGATTCGGTTGTCGGAGGCGTCCCGCAGAAAATGGTCTGCGGATTTTTGGATGCCGACACAACATATTTCAGACTGGTTTCCTGGTCGTCGGTGTATTCCTGGGCTTCGTCAATGATCATCAGATCGAAGCCTTCGCCCAGACCACCCTTGCTGGTTCTGGTCCGGAAGTCGATTTCTCCGCCGGTGTCCTTGATCCGGATCTTTTCCTGCCCCGAAGCGCCGCTGTCCTTATGCTGAATCCCAGCATCATCCAGGAGGCGCTTCAGACGTTCCCAGGCGGCCCGGCTGGTCATGGTACGGTGAGCAGTGTGCAGGATGTGTTCGCCTTCCTTCAGGCCCCACATCTCACGCATGGCCACGATCTCATTTTTACCGTTTCGTCGTGGAACAGCGTACCCGAATCGGCTGTGTGTCCAGAGCCGGTCAGGATTCCTGGCCATGATGTCATAGATAAGCAGCCGCTGCCATTCCTGGCACGTCCTTCCGGTAGACTCATAGATCCTGACAGCTTCATCTCCGACCGTCTTCTTGTACGGCAGAACCACGCTTGTAGTAGGAGTCTGGCGCCCAAGCCGAGCTTCCATGCAACTCCTCCTCATGATGTGTTCCAGCTGAAAATCAGCTCAAAGGAACCATCTCCTTTTGGGTATTAGAAAAGCCCGACGTATGTCGAGCTGTTTGCCTTCCTTGCGCAGTCATAGCTTTGCGTGCTATGATCAAACAGGAAAGGAGGTGAATAATATGAGCGAGGATATCTATACCAAAGCCACCAATCTGGCTTTGGCGTTTGTTGCTCAGACTTTCGAATGTCCGAAGGAAAGTTCTGAGAATGTATACAGGGCATTTTTGAATGCTTATGAAACAGCACGTGAAAACTTTATGAAGATGCTGAAAGAAGATCGTGCAAGCAAGCATCCGGGATCCAAGCCTCGTATCTCATACTGAGGTGTGATTCATCTACTGCCTCTGTCAGATAGCCGATGAAATCTTTGATCTCAGCGAATGAAAAGCCTTCTGCTCCCATCCGTTCCAGGGTGTCGCGCAGAAGCTTTTTCATTTTGTCTGTTTCATACTTGAGACACAGTTCGAGTGTTTCGATGTCCATGTGTTGATCTCCCTAATCCAAGGTGAGCTGTATTGTTCTGAATGTCTGTGACGTTTAGAAAAGCCCGACGTGTGTCGAGCTTTTGTTTCCATTACGCTTCTTTTCCAAGATGTAGCTCTTCAACCAGGTATTTCTCATATTCATATGGAATACCAATATCATATGTCTTCAGGTAGTGCAGGAAATCTGTAGGAAAGCGAAAGTTCTTGTCCTTATACATTCCGGCAGTAAGATCTTCTCCCGTGAAAATCTCCAATGACTGCATAGGTGCAAGCCACGGACTCAATGATTCAATATGTTTGATGATGACTTCTTTCGGCAGGGTATTTTTATACTGCTTGTAAGAATCGAAGTCTTCTTCCAACTGTTTGTCTTTATATTTCGTATATGCCATTCCCGTGAAATAGCCAAAGTAACAGAACCCATTTTCAACTGTCATCGGATTCGCCTCCTTTCATTAGGTCTAAATGAAACAAATGCACCTATGTTGTCGCGTCCAATTTCCAAATCCCCGTTCTTATGGATATACAATGTATCATTCGGCGCCATGACGACTTGTCTAAGTGCATTTGATAATTCCTCTGCAAAACAGTATTCGTCTCCGATTCTCAGCCCTGTACTACAGCATAATAATCGTACCGGCCCACCAGTATATCTCTCATCTCGACGAATAATTTTAGCCAGATCTCTGGCTTTCATGTTAGGAATTTTTGAGCCAAAGCCTACTGCATCACAATCTCCATGCATCGCAATATCGAAATAGTCTTTGTAAGGCTTGACGTTCTTTATGCGTTTATTTAGAACATCTTCCTCCGGAAAAGCAGAAAAGCCGTTCTGTATTCGTTGCATACGATTTGGATTGACTTTTTCCCACTGAGTCTTTTCCAAGTCTGCCCGTAACGCATCCTCAACATCAGGCGTTTCTTTTCCTGCTGCTACCGAGCTTATTCTATCATTCTGACTTTCATCTGTCCACTGCCTGGAATGCACATTCTGCCGTCTCTTGGATCCATCCCCAGGATTAAACAGCACCTGGCAGTGACAATTCCTGTGCCTTCTGAAAACGTCATTCCCTGTGTTTCGTACATCTTCGTACGGATATGTTCCTGCCAGACGGCTGCACCAAGGGCAGCATTTCCCGTCTGTCTTCCGCTCGATGGTAGGAGACAAGCCGGCATGATACTGAAAATCTGCATTCGCCCGGACGGTGTCATCCACAACACCCTCAGGGAAGTTCTCCACCTGATCCAGGAAGCTCTCTTCATAGTGGTAGTAATCCCTGGCGGTGCTGATTCCGTGAATGATACCGTCGACCTGATCCACATTGGGATCCGGAACAACGGCATCAATTCCGATGTCAGCGGCCTCATTCATGGAACGCTGCACATTCGCCGCCTGGCTGGAGGCAAGCTTGTAAGTATCCATGAATGAGGC